TTTAAAGGATTTAGTGTTGAAGGCATATTTAATTACAAGAAAGAAAAGCAACCGATGAGCGTAGAGGAATCGCTATGGTCTGAGATATGTTCGATTTTAGAACAAGTTAAATGATAAAGTATTAACAAATAAGTATTTATAATCAAACAATAGTAAAAACAATTTATGAACGTTTCAGAAGCAATTGAAAAAATTAAAGTTATGTTAGCGGATAATTCCGTTGAGCAAACTGAAGAAATTGCACCTGAGCCAGCGACTCAATTGGTATTCGAAACTTACGACCTAAAAGATGGTAGTAAGATTGACTTATCAGCATTAGAGATTGGCGCAGATGCTATGCTTGTTGACGATTCAGGTAACTCAGTTTCTGCTCCCGATGGCGAGTACGAATTAGCTGATGGTACTATGATGACCGTTGTTGGTGGAAAGGTTGAAGGAATTGAAACTCCTCAAGCCGAAGCACCAACTTCAGAAGAAGCTCCTATGGAAGCCGATTCTCAATTTGATGAAATGAATGCTACTATCACTTACTTGCAAGCCGAGAATGAGGCATTAAAAAGCAAGTTAGGAGAATTAGAAAGCAAGTTTAATCAAGGATTTAGTGAAATGTTAAGCGTATTGGAAGGATTTTCTAAGACTCCAGTAGCTGACCCAATCCAAAATCCAAAAAACAATTTTAGAATCGTTGAGCCAAAGGCTGACAAAATAGAGCGATTCTTGCAAAGAGTTAAAACTTTAAATTAAAAATTTTAAAAACAAAAAATTATGGCATTTGTTGTTAGCACATTGACGGATTACGCCAAAGAAAACGAAGCATTATTAGTAACATCTTCAGTTCTTGGCTCTAAAACTGCTACTTTGATTAAATCTCAAGGAAACGTTTTAGTTGGAGTAAAATCTTCTGAGAAAATTGGTATCATGGATACTGATGCTTTCTTTCAAGATGATAGCGATTGCGGTTTTAACGCATCAGGTACAACTACTTTCACTCAAAGAAGTGTAACGGTTGGTAAAATTAAAGTACAAGAGGCGCTTTGTCCAAAAGGATTAGAGTCTAAGTACTTACAAAAAGCATTATCTGCTGGTTCAATGTATGATTCAATCGCATTTGCTGCTGATTATACTTCTAAGAAAGCATCTCGTATTTCTTCTCAATTAGAAACTGCGATTTGGACTGGAGATACTGCTTCAGCAAATGGTAACTTGAATAAGTTTGATGGTTTTGCTAAGTTAGTTGCTGCCGCTTCGGCTTCAGTTGTTCACGCTAACACAACTACTTATTACGGAACTCCTTTGGCTGCTTCTGCTGGTATTACAAGTGGTGTTGTTGTTGCAGTTTTAGACGCAGTTTACAAAGCTATCCCAGCGCAAATCGTTGATAAGGATGACGTTGCAATATTTGTAGGAAACGATGTATTCCGTACTTACATTATTGCATTAAAAAATTCAAATTTATTTAATTATACTTTTGATGGTCAAGCAACTGGAGAATTAACTTTGCCAGGTACAACTATCAAGGTTATTGCAGTTCAAGGATTGAACGGAACTTCTAAGATATACGCTGGTCGTATTTCTAACTTGTTCATCGGTACTGACTTATTGAACGAAGAAGAGCAATTTGAATTATTGCATGACCCTTATGCAATGAACATTAAGTTCATGGCAGCATTTAAGTTCGGTGTGCAGTTTGCATTCCCTGATGAGATGGTTGATTTCATCTTAGCTTAATAATCTTACAAATAAGTTCGGGGAGTATCGCTTGGATGCGACTCCCCTAATTTTAACATTTTAAAGAAAAACAATTATGGCTTGCGCATTAACTCAAGGATATTCTTTGGATTGCCGTGATTCTTTAGGTGGAATAACAGAAGTTTACTTTATTGAAAAGGGAAATATTAGTGCAATTACTGAGGCTTCGGGTTCGGTTTCTGCATTGACTAAAGTAGCTGGAAAGAGATTTTGGAAATATGAGTTAGTACCTGGTACTGCTTCTTTGACTGAAAACGTAAACGCAAACGTTCAAAATGGAACGGTATTCTACGCTCAAGAATTGTCAATCATTTTAAATAAATTACAAGTAGCAACTCGTAACGAGATTTTATTGCTTGCTAAAAATACATTGATAGCAGTAGTAAAAGATAATAACGATAATACTTGGTTGTTAGGTCGTGTAAACGGGATTAACATCACTGGAGGTAACGGTGCAACTGGTACTGCTCAAGGTGACCGTTCAGGATACACATTGACATTCTCTGCACAAGAGAAGGAATTAGCACCAACGGTAGCTTCAGGGGTATTCTCTGCATTGACTACTCCAGGCGCTTAAGATAGTCGTTTGGTTGACGGGTAAGGGGGGAGCAGATGCTTCCCCTTTTTTTATATAAGAAATTTTGTTAATGCTATTTATATTTGATGATACATTTAATCAAAGGTCAAGTCAATAAAATAATATTAACATTAAGCGAGAAGGCAACTTTGACATCGCCTAATTATTTATTCTATTTTAAGTCAAGGAATACAAATGAAACGGTGGCATTTGTGATTTTAAATAATGCCGATTTATCTACTTACCCTGAAAGATTTAACGCTTTTAATATTACGGTAAGTTCTTATTTTGCAACTAAATTACCTGGCGAATGGTCATATCAAATTTATGAGCAAACTTCAACTTCCAATTTAATCCCATCGCAAGCGACTTCATTGCTTGAAAGTGGGCAAGCAAGTTTAAACGATACAAGTCAATTCAGTTTTACTACTTATAGCAACCAAACAAACACTTACAAAGTAAGAGATATATGAGCAATCAATTAATGGTTTTAACTTTTGCGGAGGCAAGACAACCTGAATATCGGGAGAAGAAAGGCGAAGGCGAAGGATACATTGAGTTCGGGAAAAAGAATGATTATCCAAACTACTTAGTCGATTTATTTAATAAGTCTGCCAAGCATAATGCGATAATTAAAGGAAAGGTCAACTACATAACTGGGAACGGCTTCAAAATCAAAGAGGGTGTCGACCCTATTGGTGAACAATTCATCGCACAAGCCAACCGAGTGGAGTCGTTGACCGAAGTATTAAGAAAGGCTTCCATTGATATTGAATTATTTGGAGGCGCTTACTTGCAAATTATATGGAGTGTAACGGGCGAGAATCTTGCTGAGGTTTATCACGTTGATTATACTAAAATTCGTACAAATGCTGACAATACTCAGTTTTGGTATTCCGAGAATTGGGAAGATAGGAAGTACAAAAGAGAGGTCTTTAACGGATTTAATTCTCAGTTAAGACAAGGCACTCAGATAATGTATTTAAAGGAGTATCGACCTAACTTAAATGCTTACGCATTGCCAGGTTATTTCGGTGCTTTAAATTACGTTGAATCAGATATCGAAATATCTAAGCACGTTTTAGGTAATGCTCAAACGGGATTTAGTGCATCTAAATTAATTACGTTACCAAATGGCGAGCCATCGGATGATGAGAAGCGTCAAATTGAACGCAAGTTTACTGATAGGTTTACGGGTAGTGATGGAAAGAAGTTTATACTTTCATTTGTCAACGATGCTTCAAGAAAGCCAGTCATTGAGGATTTAGGAGCAAGTGATATTACTAAAGAAGATTTTGGTAATGTAGATAAAATGATTCAGCAAAATATCTTTGCTGGTCATCAAATTACTGCTCCCGATTTATTTGGTATTTCAACTCCAGGTCAATTAGGAACTCGCCAACAAATGCGCGATTCTTATGAGATTTTTAAAAATACTTATGTAAATGATAAGCAAATATTTCTTGAGCAAGTATTCAGTTTACTTGCCAAATTACACGGTGCTAATAGTGAACTCCAAATCATACCAGTCGAGCCGATTGGCATAGAGTTTAGCGAGTCGATTATTTTACAAGTTGCTCCTAAGCAATGGATACTTGAAAAGTTAGGTATTGATATGACTCAATATCAAGAAGCTGAAATAGTACCCGAAGAGCAACCAGTTGAAGTTCAACAATCAAAGGTACAATTTAGCGAGGATGAGGTAGTAAGCGTATTTGAAGAATTTGGTGTTTCAAAATCGGAATATTCAATCTTTAAATCAAAAGAGGTTTTTAGTTCAAATGTTAGCGAAGAAGAAGAAGCATTTCATTTAGAATTTGCTGAGCAAGCATTGTCGGGATTAGAGGCTAACATTTTAGACTTAATTCAAAAGGATAAAAGAATAACGGCTGAGATTATTGCTGGAACTATTGGAGTAGATATTGATATTATCAATCGTGTCTTAGATGGATTGGATAAAAGAGGAATTGTAAGCAGTTCAGTTTCTAGAGGAATAACCGAAAGAAAATTGTCTAAGCCATTATCGGAATTGAATGCACCGAAGCCATCGACCACAAGTTTTATGGTTCGGTATTCATACGAGTGGAGGTCTGATATTCCAAGCAATGAACGTAATTCAGCAGACCATCCAAGTCGTGTATTTTGCGCTCGATTAATGCAGTTAGATAGATTGTATTCAAGAGCAGAAATTGAAACTATTTCAGCCCGATTAGGATATAGCGTATTTGATAGGCGAGGCGGTTGGTGGACTAAGCCAAACGGTCAACATTCACCAAGTTGCAGACATCGTTGGTTTGCTCAAACGGTAATTAAGAAAGGATAATGCCATTCATTTATAAACATATAAGATTAGACACTAACCAAATATTTTATATTGGGATAGGAAAAGAATTGAAAAGAGCATATAGCAAACAAAGAAGAAATAAATATTGGAATAATATTGTTAATAAAGTAGGTTATAAAATTGAAATTATTGAAGAAGTTGATACTTGGGAAAATGCTTGTAATAAGGAAAAAGAATTAATTTCTTTATATGGCAGAATCGATAAACAAAATGGCATCTTAGTTAATATGACTGATGGAGGTGAAGGAGTAATTGATATGCCAATTGAATCAAGAAAAAGTATTAGTGAGAAATTAAAAATTTCAAGACTTGGTGCTAATAATCCTATGTATGGCAAAAAGGGAAGTTTAAATAGCTTTTATAATAGGCGACATACTGAAGAAGCAAATGAAAAAAATAGACAAGCACACATTGGTGTTAATGTTGGTCATAAATGTGGGATGGCAAAGAAGGTAATAGATATGTCCAATAATACTATTTATGATTGTGCAAAGTATGCTGCTGAAAATATTGATATGCGATATGGCACTTTGATAAATATGCTATCAGGACATAGAAAAAATAAAACAAGTTTAAAATACTTATAATGAAAAATATTCTTTTTATCAATACTTTAACAATAAAAGAACGTACTTCGGTGCATTCTAATATTGATGATAAATTAGTAATTCCTGAAATAAAGGTTTCACAAGATATGTATATTCTGCCAGCATTAGGAACGGCACTTTATACAAGATTGCAAAATGGTATCTTAGCATCTAATTTAACTCAAGCCGAAACAACATTGTTAGATGACTACGTAACAGATGCTTTGGTTTATTATGTTTTATCTGAGTTGCCCGTTGGATTATCTTTTCAGTTTTACAACAAAGGATTAATTCGCAAGACTTCGGATAATAGCGACCAGCCTAATATGCAAGATTTAATTGATGTGGCTAATCGTTATCGTTCAAGAGCCGAGTTTTACAAGCAAAGAATGATTAAGTATTTGCAAGAGGTAAGCACAACAAACTTATTCCCTGAATATATCAATCCTGGCACGGGCATCGATACGATGTATCCTGAGAAAGATGGTTATCAGTCAAGTATATTTTTAGGAGATGAGAATAGTTTATTTGGAATGAGTTATCCTCAACACGTTTTAAAGAGCAAAAAAAATTATAATTATTAATATGCCAAAAGCATTCTCAACCAAAAACATAAACAAACTAATTGTTTATTTAACAACAAATGGCAATAAAACAACTGACATTAAATCAAACAATCAAGCTGATAAGGGATATTGCCCAAAGCCACGACCAAATTAATACGGTCTATTTTGGCGATGTGTGGGAGTTTCTTTCTCAGCCTGATAATGTTTACCCATCAATGTTTTATTCATTGACTGGAAGCCAAATAAACGGCAAAGAATTGACCATGTCATTTAGTTTATTCTTTCTTGATAGGCAACTTCAAGACGAGACTAACGAAACGGAGGTTTTGTCAGACCAATTACTAATCTGCCAA